CTTGATAGGCTCAATAGACGCTGAGCACCCACATATGATAGACGAGTTAGCATTCGGAGCAATCGCAAGTAGATGAGCATTACGCCGCCCTGTGCCTGCCATATCCGGTGCTTCACCTCTTTCTTTAGCGAGTTCATGTGTAGACTCCAATGCATCTTCTTTGATCTTCTTAAAGATCTGGTAGTTCTCACTAGCCGCCTGCCAAGATTCCCATGCAATGCCCTTGTTCTGTAAGTAGCCATGGAAGCCCATCGCACCTAAGCCGATGGACCGTTCCATGTATGCACTGAACTTAGCTTTCTCTAGCTCTTCTGGCGCATTTCTGATAAAGAATTTAAGGACGTTGTCCAAGAGTCGGACCATGTCTTGTACCATTTCTGTATCTCGCCATTCATCGTATCGCTCAATGTTGACACTTGAGAGGCAACAGACGGCTGTTCTGTCTTCACTTGTCGCGAGATGTATCTCGTTACATAAGTTACTCCCTCTAATTGCAAGTCCAAGAGCTTTTTGAGCGTCTGGTAATGCGCGGTTGGCTGTGTCGATAAAGTTGAGGTAAGGCGAACCAGTTCTGAAGCGAGCTTCAAGTATTCTTTGCCACAATTCTCTAGCTTGGATTGTACTTCGGATAGCTCCTGTGTGTGGACATCTAAGTTCCCAGATTTCTCCATTTTTTACTGCCTCCATAAAAGCATCTGTAATGTTAACTGCGTTGAATAAATTCAAACACTTACGGTTTATATCCCCTCCAGTAGGGACTTTAAAGTTTACGAACTCAATGATCTCTGGATGCGATACATCAAGGTATGCGGCATAAGATCCCTTGCGGGTCTTGCCTTGTTTGTAGGCTGTCATCTGTGAGTCAACAACCTTTAAGAATGGAATCACTCCCGGTGCCTTGTCGCTTACAGGGCGTACATCAGACCAGTGACCACCGACTCCACCTCCTTTGACAGATAGCCATGCAACTTCAGCATTGTGATCAATAAGGGACTCCAGATTGTCACCAACATAAGTGAGAAAACAACTGATAGGAAGACCCTTGATGTCTTCTCCGTCTCTGGGTGCATTAGACAAGACCGGAGATGCAAACATAAACCAACACTTGCTAGCATAGTCATAAATCCGTTGAGCAAAAGCATAGTCACCCTCACAATATGCGACAGCGGCACGTGCAAATGCCTGCTGTGGCGATGTTTCGTCTTCCAGCATGTAGTAATCTTTGAGGAGAACAGTCGCTTGTTCAGTTAGCTCACTGTCTCTGTCAAGATCTATGTTGATGCCTAAGTATTTCATTAATCAAGTCCTTCAATCTCAATCCCGATTCTTTTGAGAGTCGAACCCGGAATGTCATACACACACGCATCGAGCACATCCTCGATGATTTCTGTGATTCCATCTTGATTCCTATGTTCGGGCGAAACTTCAGTTATATCTATAAACAGTTCAATGTCAACCTTGACATCTATTTCCCTAGACATTACCAGTTCACTCCTTCAGTTTTGCGCATTAAGCCAGTCTGTTTGTCTAAGTACCATGTTGCCTTTCCGACATTGGCTAGTGGATCACCCTTGTTCCACATTCTATGCAACATATACTTCAGCACATTGCCACGACAGTAGGGTATTGTGTCGTAGTCTCCCATTACATCGACAATGATATCAAATGTTTCGTACTTGCCTGTGTTGTAATGCATAGGCTTATTGATCTCATCAAATTCTACCATGTCTTCAAGCATTGCGTTGACTTCTGGTGTCAACTCATTACGGATATCTTTAAAACCCATCACGCATTCCCATATGTTTTAGTGTGAAAGTTTAACGAAATAACTTTGCCATCTTCACTTCGTGTGAATGAGGGCTTTTGTGCTTCATCAAATTCCTCCAAGAAACCTTCAATCATGTCTTGCTGGGTTTCAATGAAAAATGTTCTGACGTAATTTAAGAAATCTTCATCACGTTCCATAAGCTCAAGGCAAGATGCAAGCATACCTAAAACGCTACGAACTTGAACCAACTCATTTTCATCAAGATCGTCTTCAACAGCTTCTTCAATGTGGGCTGAGACAACACCAGTCCACTTGTTGTTATCATCAAACTCCGGTTCAACTGCAACTGCAAATGTTGAATTGTTTTTGCTTGTCTGCTCAGTCATAACTACCTCTGTATTTTCTTGTAAGGAAATTTAATTAGTTCTTGTGGAAACACTTTAGCAGGTTTTTTCTTTTCGTCAATCCATTCCTGTGGGACATCCTTGTCCGCATACAGAAACCCATTCTTCACACACCAATCTGCATAAGTAGTCTTGGCACCCTTACGTAATTTAGAGTTACTGTTACTAAATACAAATCGTATATCTAAATTAGGATGTTGCTTTTGTATAGCCAAATGTTTCATACGATCAGCAGGTGTGAACCTACCTTTTGTTTCTATGATTATTCCATTGGGTAAAAGAAAGTCTGGTGTATATTTTCTATACGATAGATCTTCCCACTCAATTTTCATACACTCGTATTGGGCAGTGCAGTTCCTATCTGTAAGAGAATTAAGAACTACATGCTCTAGCCCAGAACGATAGCCGTGTTTAAGTGCGTTTCTTCTTAGTTGACTCTTCAGTTTCATTAGCTATCTCAATGTATGCAACGATAGGCTTTTCCTTAGCCTGTGATGCAAGCGAGGGTAGCTCTTGAATTGAGGGCCAACACTTGTACCTATACTTACACCAACCGCACTCTTCAGCTAACACCTTGTTGCCAGTTGGCTTCTTACGATATGTCTCTTCAACAGGTTCAAAGCAACGCTCAAACTGATTAGACTCAAGCTTGTCTGCTTTCTCTTTGATGTCATCCAAGATGTCCTGCTTTTCGACAGCCATGTCCCATGCAGACACATACTTGAATTCACCTGTTGCCTTATTGATTACCCACCAACCACCGATGTCTACACCAAGCGATTGTGAGTAACCTGCTAGCTGACCAACATACCCGAAGGAATCATGATCACGAAGTGTGTAGTAATCCTTGAACTTGTTTTTGTAAGACCAAGGTGACGCAGACTTGATGTCATCGACACGTTTATCCATGATCAAGTCATGCGTACCATCAATCTTATGTTTACCGAGATTGAGTGTAGATTTGAATCCATCGCTGAAATCAACCCCTGCCTCTGTCAACACTCCTTTGAAGACAGCTTCCACGATGTCACCAATCATCATGTTCATCAGGAAGTTGGCAGATGGTTCTACACCTTCCTCTGGTGCATTCTTGTCGTACCATAGCTGACAGTAAGGTCTGCCAATGTTCGACATACGCAATGTGAACTTCCGTTCACTCTGGTTGAACTGTTTCTCAACAGCTTCCTTCACATCCTTGACGATGCGAGCAATTGTGTCAGGAGACATACCACGCTTGCTCTTACGCACATCCTCAAGGTATCTGTGAATCTTTATTTCAGCGGAATGATTCACAATCACTCCCCATCAATATCTACAAATTCCTCAACGAGGGAGGCATCATCATCGGAGATGGAGTTACCAGCCTTTTCGTTGTAGGCATTTAGAATGTATTGATTGTAGTTACCAATCCAATCAATGAAGTCTTGGAATCTTTTCTGATCCGCTTCTTCAAGATCAATTGTAGATGAAAGATCCAGTGATGGCACTGGTACGTAGTAGGTGACGTTGCCACTGTACTGACCTGTAGTAGTCGTACACTTAATCCAGTGTTGGACTGGCAAACGCTTCTGTCGGCCTAGCTGAGCGAATGGCTCACCCATCGCCTTGAATGCTTCACCGTTGTCAACTTCCCAGATGAATGGCTGACGGCCAACTTCAACTTCGTTGCCTTCAGCATCAACAGGATTGACTAACTCGACTTCACCAAGGATGACGCGAGTGCGCTTGATTGTTTTAAAGAAAGCCTGTTGCTCCTTTGAGTAGTCGCTGTAGTTAGGGATGTACCCAGCAGGCTTACCACAATTGAATGTGCCAGCGTTATCTTTAAGATCGCTATTAAGATCTTCGCCCATGATTGTTTTGACGTACATATTGTTTTTGTCGTCAAACCGCTTATTCATAAAGCGTTGTACAAAGATGCGAACATTGGCCTGTTCAGCATACACGAACGACTCGTCAGGCATTTGAAGACGGAATGTACCTTCAGGCACAACCTCCATGTTCTTCTTCTTGCCATTGACCTCTACCTGTCCCATGACAGCAGAGTTCCAGATGCGTAGGCGTGGAAGTGTGGATGATTTAGATGAGCCACTGCTCATGTCAGCACCCATGCCCATAGCGTGAGCCATGTCAGCAAAGTTAGCTGTATTAATAGGTGATACTTCAGTTGTCATATTTGACCTCCTTTTGGTCAAGCCAGTTTACACCAATTTTGGGTTCAAGTAAAAGGGGTACATTGAACTCTATATCAAATCTTTCTAATATTATAGAATACAGTGAATTGTTGATCTCGTCAATAGTTGATAGTACCAACCCCACTTCATCAGGATGAATGTCTATGACGATTGAGTCATGAACGCTGTTCACAATACACGACTTTAGGTTGCGCATCCTGTCATCAATCTCAAGAAGTACAGCAGGGACAATGTCAGCCGTCGCAAAAGATTGTACAGGATAGTTCTTCACAGCAGTGAAGTTAGTAATCGTGCCATTCTTTCTACGCTTCACATCAGGGAATGAAAATTGCCTACCACTAGGTGTGGTAATCTTCTTGAACGTCAGCACTTCAGTCGCTAAGTTGCGATGCCACTTCGCTATTCCTTTGTATTTGTCTGTGAAGTGTTCGTAGTATTCTGCTTCTGAGGGACTTCTTCCGAATCCTGTTGCTCCATAGAGTGGAGCGAATGTGTGTGCCTTCGCCTCCTGCCTAGTAGTTGCCTGACCCGCTTCCGAAATGACTTTTGCGGTGTACGCATGGACATCAAATCCCTCCTCAATCTCTTTCATTGCTACTTTATCTTGTGACAAGAATGCCGCCACACGAAACTCAAGCTGAGCAAAGTCAGCCTCCATGATCTTACCTCCTGCAAATCGGGACTTGAATACCCGTTTTACAGGAAATGTCCCACCACGTGGCATGTTCTGCATGTTAGGGTCACGCCCTGAGAACCTGCCAGTGGATGTCATGTGCTGTGTAAGCCGCACGTGTAGCTTACCGTCTGGCTTGAGGAAGTTCCTGATGCCTTCAACAAAACTGCTTAGGTAAGTGTCTACTGCACTCAGTCTACGAATTTTAGATAAGAAACTGACAGCCTCATCCATACCTTTGGACTTGGCGATACGTTCCAAGAACTCAAGGTTACTCTTACTGGTGCTGAATCCATTAGCACTGTGCCACTTGACTGATGGTGCAGTGAACTTCAGGCCAGCCAGTTGATTCAACTCTTTGAGTACATACCCACGGCCAAAGCATGTTGAGCACTTACTTGCATTTTTGAAGTCAGATCCATCTTTCTTCTTTTTATAATAAGTACCATTACCTTTGCAGTCAGAGCATTTGACTGCCTTGGTGCGTCTCACCGGGGATGTTGATTCATTAATGACTCGTTTGAAGTCAACAGGACTCATATATGGATCAGTCGCCATAGCCCACTGCGTTTTGTTTTTGGGCTTACGTGAGTAGATGACCCAAGATAACTGTTCAGGTGAGTTAAGGTTAATCGGAGTATCACCCATAAGTGATTGCACGTGCTCATTTAAATCACATATAAGTGATTTTTTCTCAGCTTCAAACTCAATGCGTACTTGATCAAGTGCTTCTGTATCTACAATAAATCCATTACGGTAGATACGTGCGAGCAAGCCGCATGTCTCCATAGTCAGATTAATCACAGGCATTAGCCCACGATTAATGTCGTCACGCAGATCAAGTGTTTGCTCATAGTACAGAGCGAACGTAGTCTGCAAGTCAGCGTACAGATACTCCTTCAGTTCCTCGTATGGTATCTGATTGATAGCGTACCCCTGCTTCATGTAGTTCTTCAGCGTGTCCTGCTTCTTAACTGGCAGATCCCTGCGCTCAGCAATTGCTTCCAATGACAGTGGCTCTTTGACTGCTCTCTGCATAACATACTCAGCAAGCATGGTATCCCACACTGGACCGTCATATTTGAATCCAGTCTCCCAGATCCACAGAAGATCGTGCGGTGCATTCTGTGCAATCAATAAAGTTGTTTTATCTAATATTGCTTGTATCTCATCGCAATCCTTTTTGCGATACTCATACTTGCAATCGTACTCAGTGTGGTCAAACGTGTAATGCTTAGGCTCTTCACCCTCGACCTGTATGCCCACCATAACTAAACTGTTCTGTGGTTCATAGGGATCAAGATGAAGCTTACCGTCACGCTTGGTCACAGTGTTCTCAACATCAAGAACTATTTTCATTTTTGTGATTCTCCAAATATCTGACTGCACTTTGTATGCGCGGCAGATTGTCTTTGAATTGTCCTAGTCCACTATTGCAATTAAAACACAGCCAACCTCTGAAAGTTTCTGTGTCATGGCAATGATCTAAAACCCATGTTTGTAATCGCAGTTGCCCATACTGTGCTATTTCATCTATGGTCCTTTCGCAGATAGGGCACTCATATGCAGGATCAGTGGGGTAAGGGTTATCCTTACGTAACGCACGAACAAGTGCTGACTGACCTCGTCTGCATGTGTTGCACTTCCGTTTTACCTCACCGGATTCCATGTGCTGAAATTGATCAGGGGGTTGCCTGATGCCACAGTTATTGCAGACGTATCCGATTTCTCCATCGTAATGATGAACTTGTGTAGGATCAAGCCCAAACATGTCCAGTTGACTGGACACATTATCACGATTCATAGCGACCAATCTGAGAGTTTAACTGACATGTGAGGTACCCATGCCATCCAGTAAGCTTGTTCTTCACAGAATTGATGTGCCGTTGCATGTCGTCTTCTTCCATACCCTCCACTGGCGGATTCTTGCTGATCAACAGCATGAGGTCAGCTTCAGATGCCTTACCTGTTTTACTGCCCTCCATCATGGATTGATTTAAGACGATCTTACCTTCTGCGTCGGCAGATAACTGTGACATGTAGAACAACGCACAGCCATACTCCTTGGCAATCTGACGTGCATGTATCGCACAGTTCTTCAATCCTTCATGCGACTGATCCTGAGCGAACTTATCACCCATGTCGAGCACCAAGATGTCAGGGCTGTAAGTTTTACATACAGACTCTACCCACGCCATGTCACGGCCAGTGGCATCTTTGATCCTGATATTCTCTTTGAGCTTGGACCACCGTTGTTGCGCAGTGCGTGGGCTGTTCTTAATCTCTTTGAGAGTCATCCCGGATGCGGCAGTAAGGTAGCGGGCACCGACACGGTGTGTGCCTTCTTCGTTACATAATATAACGCACTTGGCACCCTGCTGTGCAAAACCGTCTGGTCCAGCAATCATGCTTGCATGGAAAGATGTTTTACCTGTATTAGGACGTGCGCCTACGACAATCAGGTGACCATCGTTCACACCTTCTATGCGTGTCGCTAATGTGTTGATGTTGAAATGCCAACGTGCTTCAAGATCATTCTTCTCAAGCAA